TTTCTAGGTCTCAAATGCAACAACAAGTATCTACAGGAGGTAGAGCAATGAATAAAAAACTAAAACCTGTTCCACCAAAAAACAAAGGATTAAAAAAATTACCCACTAAAATAAGAAACAAAATGGGTTACATGAAAAAAGGTGGCAAGGTCAAATAATGTGTCAAGGATGTGATTGCGCTAATGACTGTCCAAATAAAACAAAGATGCTAGATAACTGTCAAAAATGTGGTTGTATTTGTCATGCAGAAACTAGCTGTAATTGTGAGTGCGCTATTTGTGAGTGTGTAGATTGTAAAAAAACAAGAGAAAAACAAAATGGGTAAACTGTGTGCAAAAGGTAAAGCGGCCGCTAAAAGAAAATTCGATGTCTATCCCTCTGCTTATGCTAACATGTATGCTAGTGCTGTTTGCTCAGGTAAAATAAAACCTGGTGGAAAAACAAATAAAGACTCTCAAAAAAGAAAAAAAGTTTCTAACTACAATCAAGGAGGAATTGCCAAAGGTTGTGGTGGAATAATGGAAAATAAAAGAAAAGTAACAAAGAGATTTTAATGGCTAAAAACGGTTTACGTAAATGGGTCAAAGAAAAATGGGTTGATATTGCTAATCCACGGTCCGACGGTTCGTATCCAGCGTGTGGTCGTTCAGGTGGAGAGAAAAGAAAAAAATATCCTAAATGTGTTCCTATAGCCAAAGCAAGAGCCATGTCTAAAGGACAGAAAAGATCAGCAGTTAGTCGTAAACAAGAAGCTTCTAATAAAGGGCCTAAACCCTCGATGGTTAAAACAATTGTCAAGAAGAAAAAAAGCTGAAGAGATAAAAGACGACGTCATAAAATGGTCTAAGACTGTTTTAGAACCGATGAACAAGCATTTAGGTTTTCCAGCGTGTCCCTTTGCAGCTAAATGGAGAAAAGATAATAAATTACGAATTGAAGTTCGTATGGATAAATCGAAGTATGAAAAACATCTTACCAATGTCTTAAAAGATTGGAATAAAAAGCAACATGATATTATTATTTTTTGTGACCCTTTCTTCAATCAATATAGTCCTGAACAATTTCAAGAAAAAATAGATTTTTATAATAAAAACTATAATCGAAGAGATGTTTATTTTATGGGATTTCACCCTGAAACACCAGCAGATCCTAATAGTGAAGCTTTTCTTTGTGATCCTACAGATAGACCTGTGGAACACTCTGATTTAGAATACTCGATGATGCTTATACAAAAGTTTAAACAGCTTTATGAAGCAAGTTGCAAACTCCATAAGATAGGCTATTATGAGAAGTGGCCTAAGGAATATTACGAGGAAGTAGTTTCTGAAAGGCAAAGTACGTACGAAAAACTTTTTAAAAAAGGAGTAAAATCATGATGAAAAAGAAACAAGTTGTCAAAAAACGTGGTGGTGGCATGATGAAAAAACGTGGTGGTGGCATGATGAAAAAAATGAAATCAGGTGGACCTATCAACCAACACAAAAGAATGGCAATGGGAGAAAAGGTTAATTAATAATGGCTACCTCTGGTACAACTACTTTTAATTTAGATATTGATGACGTTATAGAAGACGCATACGAAAGATGTGGTCTTGAGACTCGTTCAGGTTATGATCTAAAATCTGCACGTAGAAGTCTTAATATTTTATTTCAAGAGTGGATGAACAGAGGTGTTCATTTATGGAAAGTAGAAAATGTTACAGCTAACTTAACTGCTGGAACAACCAACTACACTGCTCCTAGTGATGCGAGTGATGTTTTAGAAATGACGTTTAGACAAGTTTCTGGTGGAATAACTACCGATACAACAATGACTAAAATATCACGATCTGAATATCAAGCTCTTCCTAATAAATTTTCTCAAGGACAGCCTACTCAATATTATGTAGAAAGAAATCTTTCTAACGTAGTTATTAGTTTGTATCAAACACCTAATACTACTGATACTCAAATAAACTATAATTATATCGGAAGAATACAAGACGTCGGTGCTTATACAAATCAACCTGATGCTCCGTTTAGATTTCTTCCTTGTATGGTTTCAGGACTAGCTTTTTATCTTTCTCAGAAAAAAGCACCTCAAATGACACAAGCCTTAAAACTTTATTATGAAGATGAACTACAGAGAGCTTTGACAGAAGATGGTCAGCGTTCCTCTGTTCACTTAGTTCCTCAAGATTATTTTATAGGTTCATAAAATGGCTACCTTTGCTACGGGTAAATATGCTCTTGCAATCTGTGATCGTTGTGGTCAGCAATATAATTTTAATCAATTAAGACAAGAGTGGAATGGTTTAAAAACTTGTCCTGAGTGTTACGAACCTAAACACCCACAATTAGATCCTCCTTATCATTCAGCAGATGCTCAAGCCTTACCTTGGTCACGACCCGCGAGACAAGAGCCTGTAACCGTTTTTGTTGGAGCCCCAGGAGACAGTGCTTTTACTTCTAATGGAATGCAACCTTCTACACAAACAAGGGACTTGAATCCTATAACATCAGTTGGTACAGTCACAATTGTAATATCATGAACTATAGCGAATTATTAACTAATGTTAGAAACTACACCGAGGTAGACAGTAATGTCTTATCTAATTCGGTGATTAATGTCTTTATTACGAATATTGAAAATAAAATTGCTAGACAATTAGATAGTGATGATCAAAGAAGATATGCAACAACGACTTGTACAGCCAATAATGCTTTTTTAGATGTTTCTGGACCTGAGGGTGGTTTTCGTTTTGCTCGAGCCTTACAGTTAGTTAAGTCAAACGATGAGCGTGTTTGGATTGAACAAAGAGACGCTACTTTTATGGATGAATACGCTGTGGAAAGATCCACCTCAGGTGACTATACAGGTCAACCTAAATATTGGGGTAATTGGGATCAAAACACTTTAATTTTAGCTCCTACTCCTGATCAAGTTTACACTATTGAAATGTGGTATGATGAAACTCCTGAGCATTTAGATACAAGTAATGCTAGTTCAACTACTTTTGTTTCTAATAACGCTCCTGAGGTATTGTTGTATGGTGTTTTAGGGGAAACCTTTTCTTACTTGAAAAACCCTCAAGATATGCAATTATACGAAGCTAAGTACCAAGTAGCTCTGCAAGATTTTGCTCAAGAGCAAATGGGTCGTAAACGTAGGGATGAGTATCAAAATGGTGTGTTACGCATTCCGATGAAATCGCTAACACCATAAAGGGAGTAACTAAAAATGGCAATTAACCAAGCAGTTTGTGCAACATTCAAACAGCAGTTGTTAGATGGCGATCATGATATATCAAGCGATACATTAAAACTCGCTCTCTATTCAAATGCAGCTACATTGGATGCAAACACATCAGCCTATTCCGCTTCAAACGAAGTTGGTAATTCAGGCTCATATTCAGCAGGCGGTGGCACTCTAGCGAATGCTAACGTTAGCTTAACTAAAACTAATGCAACAGCATCAACAGCTTTTGTAGATTTTGATGATTTATCATTTACTAGTGCAACAATCTCAGCTCAAGCAGCTTTAATTTACAACACTTCATCTGCAAACGTAAATGCTTCAATCGCAGTATTAGATTTTGGTGGTGTGAAGACATCGACAAACGGAACTTTTACAATTCAGTTCCCAACCAATGATGCTTCTAGCGCAATTCTAAGAATTAGCTAAGGCATATTTCGTTTACAAACACAGATGATGTTTGTACTATAAGATATGTCTTACGCTGATTTTCCCTTTTCCACAACTCCGTACGCTGCGGAACCTATTGAAAACGCTGTTATACAAGTAACAAGCGTTTCGGCTTCTTTTGCGTTACAGGGAGTAGGTGTTTCAGCAGGTGGTAGTGTCACTGTCGTTGCGGCAGAAGACCAAATGGATTTTGCGATTGGCTCGGTCATTGCCGAAGGTCAATCAATTATACCTACTACAGGCGTTCAAGCCGATACAGAATTAGGTACTTCTGTTATCACTGCCAATTCTAATCTTACTCTTACAGGAGAAGAAATATCTTCTGATACAGGATCTGCTACTGCCACAGCAGGAGCAATCGCAGAACCAACAAGTTTATTAATTTCCTCTACCACGGGCGTAGAAACAGTTACAGGCACAGCAGTCATTATTCCAACAGGAGCAACTGCAAGTGTTGATTTAGGAACAGCAGTCGCCGCCGCAGATTCAATTATATCTGTCACGGGACTCGCAATGCAGTTTGCCGATGGTACACCTACGGTCACTGCTAACGCAGTCGTTGAACCAACAGGATTACAAATTGTCTTTAGTGAAGGAACTGCAACAGCACCTGCTGCGGTTATCTTAACAGGTATTGAAATGTCTTCTTTTGTTGGTAATATGAGATCAACTCCGTGGGCTAATGTAGTGACAGGAGCATCAAACACATGGACAGAGGTTGCGGCATAGGATATAAAAAGACATGGCATTTCAAATAGCAGATAGAGTCAAAGAGACAACAACAACTACAGGAACGGGCACTCTTAATTTAGGTGGTGCAGTTTCTCAGTTTCAAACATTTGTTGCTGGTATTGGAAATGGTAATGAAACTTACTATTCTATTGAAGATCCGACAGGAACAGATTGGGAAGTGGGCATAGGAACAGTTACCTCTGGAGCCCCTGATACTCTTTCTCGTGACACTGTTTTATCCTCTTCTAATGCTGGTTCTTTAGTTAATTTTGGCGCAGGTAGTAAAGTTGTTTTCTCAACTCAACCTGCTAGCAAAACAGTTATTGTCAATACTGATACCAATGTCAATGTTTCTGCTAATATCAATGCTACTTCCTTCGTAGGTTCAGGCGCTTCTTTGACAAGTTTAAATGCATCGAATGTTTCTTCAGGTACTTTAGATAACGCAAGACTCGATGCTCAATTACAAGACATCGCAGGGTTAGCCACAACGAGTGGTAAAATTATTCAAGGAGACGGAGCTAATTTTGTTCTCTCTTCTTACACTATTCCAACTTCCGATGGAACAACAGGACAAGTTTTAACAACAAATGGAAGTGGCGCTGTCACTTTTCAAACTCCTACTGTAGGAGATATTACAGCAGTAACCGCAGGATCTGGTTTAACAGGAGGAGGAACAACAGGTGATGTAACTCTCAATGTGGGAGCGGGCACAGGTGTTACTGTCAATGCTGATGATATTGCAATTGGTCAAGACGTAGCCACATCTGCTTCACCTACTTTTGCAGGAGGTACATTCACTGCCAATGTCGCCTTTGGTGATTTAGATTACATCTTAATGGGTTCGACAGGCGAATATCAAATTTATCACGATCATGCGAATGGTGTATCTGTTATCAAAGATGTGGATGCAGGTGGTTCGATTAATATTGAAGCCGATTCAATTAGCTTAACAGGTCCTGTTGTTGGCACTTCTACTGTTAACGCTGCAACCTTTAATGGTTCAGGTGCAGGTTTGACAAGTTTAAATGCAAGTAATGTTTCCTCAGGAACGTTAAATAATGCTCGACTTTCCGCTGTTCCTAATTCAGCTTTAGATAATTCTTCTATCACGATTAATGGCACAGGCGTATCACTCGGTGGTTCTATTAACGTAGGAGATATCACAGGCACAACAGGTGCAGTTACTTTAAACGTTGGTGCGGGTACTTTAATTGATGTCACTGCTGATGCAGTTTCTGTCGATTTATCAGAATTGACTACTTCAACTTCAGATGCTGATGGTGATTTTTTCTGTGTTGTTGATTCAGTCAATGCACAAAAGAAATTGACAAAAGGCAATATTAATCTTTCAGGATTTAATAATGATGCAGGTTTTTCTACTACCACAGGAACTGTAACTTCAGTTGGAGTAACCGCAGGTTCAGGATTAACTGGTGGCGGAACAGTAACTACTTCAGGAACTATTACTGTTAACGTAGGAGCAGGCACAGGTATCGATGTAGCTGCTGACGCAATTTCTGTTGATGTATCTGATTTTATGTCTAATGGATCAAACAATCGTGTAGTCACTGCAACCGGTACTGATGCAATGAACGCTGAAGCCAACATGACTTTTGATGGATCGACTCTAGCGGTCACTGGTGCGATTACAGCAACAGGTGATATCACAGCTTTCTATACTTCTGATGAAACTTTAAAAACAAATATTGCTAATATTGAAAACCCAATGGAAAAGGTAGCACAGTTAAATGGTGTTTCTTATAATTGGACAGACGAAGCTCAAGCAAAATATGATCACTTAAATGGTGACAAAGAAATAGGTGTCATTGCTCAACAAGTAGAAAAAGTTTTACCAGAAATGGTCGGTACACGAGATGATGGTACAAAAGCAGTTCGTTATGAAAGAATGTGTGCTCTACTAATCGAATGTGTCAAAGATTTACAAAATCAAGTCAATGAATTAAAAGGAGCTAAATAATGGCATCAACGTACTCTAATAGCTTAGTTCTTGAACTAATGGAAACAGGTTCTAATGCCAATACCTGGGGAAATAACACTAATACCAATTTACAAACAGTTGATGCTTTTACAGCAGGATACTTATCAAAATCTGTTGCAGGTTCTACCAATGTTACTTTAACTACCAGTGCTACTACTGATCCGACTGTAGAATCAGCAAATAAAGTTTTAGATTTAAATGGAACATTAACAGGAAATATTACTGTCTTTGTTCCTCAAAAAGAAAATAATTATCTAGTTTATAACAACACATCAGGATCTTTTACTTTAGACGTAGCTGCTACAGGTGGTACAGGTGTTCAAATAGATCAAGGCAAATATGAGTGGATTTATTGTGATGGCACTAATGTTGCTAAAGCAGAA